TTCGACAAAGTGGTGGAAATGCGCCGTTGCCAAAAAGAATATTTTAAAAATAAGAGACAGATAGATTTACGAATAAGTAAACAAATTGAGCGTGAAGTAGATGAAGAAATCGAACGTGTTCAAAAAATCCTTCACAACAAACAGAATCCGCAACTCTTTTAGACTATGGTTAATATGAAAATCCTTGACCTGCCATTAAAAGCAAAATGGTATGAAATGATCGAATCTGGAAATAAGAAAGAAGAATACAGAGAGATCAAGAAATACTGGATCGGAAGATTAGCAAAATGTGGAGGTCACAATTCCTATGAAAAGACAGGTTTCTACTGTAAGAAAGCTATTTGTTTTTCTTGTATTACACGTGGAAACGGCTTTCATCCCAAAGAATACACTCATGTTCGCTTCCGTTTTGGCTACACCAAACGGACAATGCTTTTTGAACTTGAATCTATAACCATCGGAGTTGGTAACACCAATTGGGGAGCGCCTGACAATGAATATGTATTTATACTTAAACTGGGAAAATGTATCAAAAAAAATGAAAGTAAGGACTCAACAGAATTTCAACCAAAAAACTCATGAAACAGTATTCGGTATCAGCATCATGCCTGACGGTGGCAGAAGATATTGCAAATATCCAATAGGCCACCAAGAATACAAAGACTATGCCCAAGCACACCAAGCTATGAAAGATGTACAAAAGATATTGGATAATGGAGGTCGATTAGTATATTCTCCCAAAGGTAGTGCCGGGATTAATAAACATGAATATGTGAAAATTGAAATGATATAAAAATGAAAATATTAGTAAGTTTTTCAGGTGGTAAGGATTCACAAGCATGTTTGATCCAAGCCTTCAAACAATATGGGGGGGGGAATTTAACCGCTGTGTTTTGTGACACCGGTTGGGAACACCCTGACACATATAAACATGTGAATGATGTTTGTCTGCAAATGGGTGTAAGACTTATAACTCTCAAATCAAAATATGATTTTGTGTCTTTGGCAGCTCATAAGAAAAGATTTCCTTCCACGAATGCACGATTTTGTACCAGTGAACTAAAAATGAAGCCAATGATTGATTATGTACTTTCTTTGAAAGAAAGCTGCATTATCATACAAGGTATCAGAGCCGGAGAAAGTACAGCACGTGCGGCAATGGAAGAGGAATGTATGTATTTCAAATCGTATTTCCAACCTAATAAGAAAGGAAGAACTGAAAACTATCGAAGTAAGGATGTCAAAGAATGGTGTTCCCAATATGACGCTTCTGTTCTAAGACCGATCTTCAAATGGAGTGCACAGCAAGTTATAGATTGCATACTGGATGCAGGGCAGAAACCGAATCCATTGTATTATCGTGGATTCTCACGTGTTGGATGTTTCCCGTGTATCATGTGTCGGCACAAAGAAATCGAACTCATAGCCAAAAATGATCCTAAAATGTGCCAACGCCTAATTCAAGCAGAGAAAAGCGTAGGACATTCCTTCTTTCCTCCATTATACATACCTCAAAGATTCTGTAAAAACAAACAATATCCTTATGTAGAGGAAGTTTTGGAGTACGTTAAAGAACATACCCCTGATATGTTCGAGCCGGAAGGTGGATATGCCTGCATGAGTCTGTTTCATGGACTATGCGAGTAAATAAAAATGGAATGAACATTATGATACGAGATCCTTACTATTTGGCGAAAACGGTCTTAGGTTCATACAACTTGTATATCCTCAAAGATCCTTTCGAATCTTGGCATTATTCGTGTGTTGGTACATTCAATACTAAAGATGAAGCTATAGATTATTATCATAAGTTGAAAGAAGAAGAGAAAATGATTTCAAGAATGCACATGAAATTAATAATAACAGAATAGAAAGGATATAAATAATGCCGATAAGCGAAGTATATAACATGGACTGTATGGAATACATGAAGGGGATTCCTGATAAGTTCTTTGATTTAGCGATAGTCGATCCCCAGTATGGCATAGACATAATGCACAAAGGTGGGATGCCGAAGCATTTAGGCTTTAAACAATATAAAAGAAAGGATTGGGATAAGTCCCCCCCGGAAAGAAATATTTTGAGGAACTATTCAGGGTATCGAAGAATCAAATAATTTTTGGTGGTAACTACTTTACTACTATCTTCCTCCCAAAATGGGTTGGATTGTTTGGGATAAAGGACAACATGGATTAACTATGTCTGACGGTGAATTGGCATGGAGTAGTTTTGACAAGGCTCTTCGGATCATAACTCTAAACCGGTGTACAATTGGAGAACGAGGTGGAAATATCCATCGTTGTCAGAAGCCAGTGAAATTATATGCTGAAATATTAAGAAAAAACGCCAAAGAGGGAGACAAAATTTTTGATAGTCATTTAGGTTCAGGAAGCAGCAGAATAGCTGCTTATGGACTTGGATTCGATTTCTATGCAACTGAAATAGATGAAGAATACTTTGAAGCACAAGAAGAACGTTTTCACCGGGAATGTTTTGGGGAGATAAAAACAGAGAGAGGAACGTTGGTTCAAACTAATTTATTTGACAGGGAATAAATGAAACAGACAGTAGAAGAAGCGGCAAGTGAAAATATCCTATTTAATCATAGGACAGTTGACAGAACTTTGAGCGGTAAAGATTTGGCAAAGTTTGGAGAGATGAATTTCGTTCAAGGTGCAGAATGGAAGTCGAAGCAATCTCTTTGGATAAGTGTTAAGGAACGGTTGCCGGAGCCTAACAAGGAAGTTCTTCTTTATGATAAGAACTCCATCCGGCATTATGTCATAGGATGGCTGCGGAGAGATAAAGGATATAACAAAGGCATGTGGGCACTCTCCAATGGTTGGATTGAAGATAAGGATATAACCCACTGGATGCCGATTGATAAACCAATAACCGAGTAATTATGAATGAAGTAAACTTTAATGGAATGTTCGGACAGCAAGGTTGGATTTGTCCGAAGTGTGGAAGGGTATATTCACCTTTTACCAAAATGTGTTTGTATTGTGGCCCTAATAACACAAATACATTTCTAATCTTGACGATCATTCTAATACACATATCAGTGAAGAAGAATTAAAAGAAAACCGTAAAATGATATAGAAAGGAACTAATATGGGAAAGAATATCAAAGGTCTTGCTGGTTCAACCATCTTCAATCAAAAGATGGTTGAACAAATGAATGGCATAAACAAAAACAATAAAGGGAAAGCATCCCCAATTTATATACCAACTAAAAAACGGAAGTAATGGAAGCTAAATTTAGGATTGGAGAAAAAGTAAAAATAGCCAATCATCCAGATAAATCTAAGATTGGCAAAGAGGTTGAGATAATTAACCTCCATCATTCTAATTTTAATCCACAAAAGGGATATGTGGATGAATGGTTATACAATGTATGGGATGGTGCGAAATCTTTAGGATGGGCACCTGAGTGCGACTTGGTAATTAATAAACCTTCATAACCGAACAGAAATGAGTGAATTAGAACAAGATAAAAGATATGTTTTTGGAGATATGATTATAGTAGCCAGTATTGACGCAAATTCTAATCCTATCTTAAAAATTAGCACAGATGCTGGGAATGTGGTTGTAATGCCATCATCCGATAATAAGATTATTGTAAAATCAACCGTGGATAAATAAAAAATTAGAAGGAGGTAATTATGGGATCATTTATAGCCCAACAGCCAAACGGCTTATATTGTAGGTTTAGTACAATTGTTGATACAGTCACGCACTACAATATGACAAAAGATGATTACATAGAAGTATGCAAAGACCGATTAGGGAAGAAACGTGGAGAAGAAGAGGCTAATGACCATTATTTCGTAGAACCTAAAGGTAGATTCTTCTTTTGGGGTATAGAATATCAAAATTCAACAATTATTTTAGGAAATTTCCGTAAAGCCACCGTGGACGAACTGATTGAATATTTTAAAACAAAGGAGGAACAATGAAAGCAAAGTATTTTAAAAAGATAAGAAACCAAGTGAAGTGGTATAAGGTATCATACAGAGATAATGTGTTTTTTGATTTTAGAGATGAAAAAGAGATATTGGCTAAATCTCCTGAAAATGCTTGTGTCAGATACCATAAACGTACTGGATGTTTTGTTAACAAATATAATCCCAATAATATTACACAACATAGCGAATGTTTTTCAAGGTTCAAAGTATGTATAGGTAAGAAAGTAATGTATTTCGATTAAATATGAAAGCAAGAATAAAAAGAAAAATACAAAAAAGACCATTTTTATATAATGTAGGACAAGTTTTTAAGGCTTGTGATTGGCTTACTAGTATTCAACGTGGAAATATGGTTTGGCGTAGGTATCGTTCATTTGGTACTATTATTAAATCAGAATATTAAATATGAAAGCAAGAGTAAAATCAACAGGGGTTTTGGTGGATGTAATTCCGAAAACAAATACCAATGCGTTACATAGTGGAGATAACATATATGTATGTGATAATATGGTATTCAGAGAGTGTGAACTTGACTTTTTAAATCTTGGAAATTCAGCTATTGATTGGGAACAACGTAGGTACGAATTGGCAAAAGACATTATTAAAGTTGTTATAGCAAACGAGAATGGTATTAATTCTGAGGCAGTCGCTAAATATTCGCTTAATTGCGCTGATGCCCTAATTAAAAGACTAAAGGAGGAGAATCATGGATAGTGTACAGACACAAACCTTTTCCATTAGAGGGGATGGAGGTGGTGAGGCGTATATTGATTTTTGCAATGGCCAATTATGTGTTTCAGTTGTCATAGAAGGGAAACAGGCAGATTTTCACTTTGATCCTGTTACGTTAGGGATGTTTGCCCATGCTTATAAATTACATTGTGTAGAGTGTAAAGGAGAATAACCATGACCGAAGAACTTGTAACATTAGAAACTGCTAAACTGCTTAAAGAGAAAGGGTTCAATGGAAGAAAATATCTCATAGATGTTTCCACTTTGAATCATTGTTCTAAATATTTATCTGTTCCTCCGCAATCCATAGCCCAAAAGTGGTTACGTGAAACCAAAAATATTCATATATGTGTATATAACTGTGCTTGTGGCTATGGATACGAAATATCTAAAGCTGATAATGGAACTCATATAACTAGTTCTGTTTATGAAGGAACAAATGACGGAGAGGAATGGGATACCTACGAAGAAGCACTTGAAGCAGGATTACAGAAAGCATTAAAACTTATATGATGAACAATAATAGAAATGAGTGAAACAAAAATCATATTAGATGCCTGTTGTGGCAGG